ATGAACCACCGGAGCCGGAAATAGCCGCAGGCGAGGAACCGGAAGATGGCAGCAGTGGAACTACCGATGAAATCCCGGATGAAGATGAAAAAGCAGAGGCGGCGAAAAAGAGGTTAGGAAGGGGTGCAGGCAATGGCGTTTCGGGTTATGCGGCCAAAGAGGTTGCGAAAGGCAAAGAGCGGGAACAGTCAAGAAGTCCTACGACGGCTTGAAGAATACCTAAAGACGGAATGTAATGAGCCAGTTGAAATCCTATGCGGTTTCTGGAAAGACCAGCAGGATGCCATTACATACCAGGAATTACGGCAGGCGGTGCTTGACGGTACTCTGAATGTTGAAACGGTTGAGGAATGGCGGCAGGACTACTCCATATTGGTAGCTGACAGGTTGAACAGTTTATGGACTATGGCGCTTGCGGCTGGTCCGGCAGGTCAGCCGGTGCTTGACAATATATTTATATTATTTGAGTTCAACACACAGACGCCTGGCATCATGGAATGGATCAAGGAGCGTGGCGCCAACTTTGTTACAGTCTGCACCGAAGAACAGCAGGACGCGATCGCAGCGCTTCTCACAAAGAAAATGCGTGACGGGCATACCGTTGACGAACTGGCAAGGATGATACGCCCCTGTATAGGGCTGACAGAAGGGCAGGCCGCAGCAAATGCGAGGTATTATGACAGCATTGTAGAGACGCTTAAAAAAGAGCATCCGAGAATGAAAACGGAGAGCATCCGGAAAAAGGCAAGAGAGGCAGCACAGAAGTATGCTGAGAAACAGCACAGGGAGAGGGCTTTTACGATAGCACAGACGGAGAGCGCATTTGCCTATAACCGTGGCGCAGACTATGGCATAAGGCAGGCACAGGAGCAGGGGTACTTGGGCGTGATGAAAAAGCGGTGGAGTACATCGGGTGATGATGCAGTATGCGCTACCTGTTCAGCCCTGGAGGGTACAGAGACTGACATGGATTCTGAATTTAATTTTGGAGGCAGGGTGTTATTTCCCGGCCATCATATGCTGCCGCCTGCCCACCCAAGATGCGCCTGTGCAGTTGAATACATTGAGGAAGTGATAGAATGAGAAAATTTTCAGATATGATTGAAAAGAAAATCAGGGATAACGTCATAAAGGGAAAATTTAAGATTATGAAATCTGATGATGAAAAGATGCTTGCCTTTGGATGGGCAAATGTGTCTATGAGAGTTGACGGAGAACTGATTGAGGACTGGCAGGGAGATATCATTGAACCGGAAGAACTGGAAAACGCAGCGTATGAATATGTCAGGCTGTATGGTGATGGCGGAGAGATGCACGAGAGAGGCGGTGTTGCCGTACTCATTGAAAGCGTTGTTTTTACGGAAGAGAAAATGCAGGCTATAGGCATTCCGGCAGGAACACTTCCGGTAGGCTGGTGGATAGGATTTAAGGTCACAGATGAAGATGTATGGCAGAAAGTCAAAGATGGCACCTATCCCATGTTCTCCATCGAAGGAGAGGCAGAGAGAGTGGAGGTATAAGTGGGTGAAAAAGAGGCGTAGAAGCGTTTTTTAGACCTCTCAAACCCATAATCCTACCTTGCGGACCTTAAAAAAGGGCGTAGGTAACATATTTTTTTGATAAAACAAGGCATCCGGCACAGGGCGCCTTTTGTTTTATATAAATCCACGGAAAGGAGGGAATGTAGTGGCAACAAAACTGAAAAACCTCAGAATCAGAAAAGTTGATTTTGTGGACGAGGGTGCTAATCCGGATGCTCACATCGGAATCTTAAAACATAAAGCTGGAGAACAGGCCACAGAAAAGAGTGGGGAGAAAGTTCCTGGCTTTATGAACCGTCTGCTCAGCTTTATCGGCAAAGCGGCTGGAATGAATCAGGAAGAAATAGACGGCGCAATGGATGAAATCCAAAAAGGCGACTCCATGAGCTTCAATGAGAAGATCAATGAAGTAAAAAACTGGAAGATTGCGGATGAAATATGGGATATGTGCTATGCGCTGCAGGCTTCTTTATGTTCTATTCTGAACGATGAAGAGATTGATAGCACCAGTACAGCAGCGGCAATGAAAGAGAGCCTTGACGAGTTTACTGCGGTAGCGCAGGAGTCAATCGAAAGTTGGGCCAGTGGCAAGGCTGTCAACATTGTCAAAAACGAAGAGGTTACGGAGACAGACCTGGAAATTATGAAGTCGGCGGTCGAGAGGCTGCAGGCTCAAATCCAGAAAGCTGACAAAGGAACCGGAGAGCCGGAGGAAACCGGGGAAGAGAACGAAACCGGCAAAGATGGATCAGACAACAATAACCCGAAAGGAGACGAAGAGGAAATGAAGATTGACAAGAGTAAGCTGACTGACGCAGAGAGAGCCTTCTTAGACAGTATTGAGAAGCGTTACGGAACAGAGGAAGGAACTGAGGGCGGTGAGAATACACCAACAGAACCGACAGCTGCAGAGCCTACGGCGAAATCCAAGACGTCGCAGGAGGCTGAGACACATACAGAGCAGGACAGCGGAGGGGATGGCATCTACAAGGGGCTGCATCCAGCGGTACAGGCAGAGTTGGAGGCATTAAAAAAATTCAAGGAGGATGCTGAGGACAGAGAACTGAACCAGATTGCTGAAAAGTATACCATCATTGGCAAGAAGAAAGAGGAACTGGTGCCAATGTTCAAGAGCCTCCGTGCGGCAGGCGGCACAGCGTTTGATGACATGATTGCGGTGCTTGACAATGCGGTGGATGTAGTGGAAAAATCCGGTGCGTTCACTGAGGTGGGAAAGTCCGGTCATGGTTCTGTATCTGCAGGACAGACAGAAGAGAAGATCGAAACCATTGCCAAAGGCTATATGGAAAAAGACGCTTCTCTTGACTATACCTCAGCAGTCGCTAAAGCATGGGAAAACAATCCTGAGCTTGTTGCGGAATATGAGGCAGAGGCAGGATTCTAAGAAAGGGGGATAAGGCGAAATGAATAGAAATTTTAACGGCTCACAGATTAACCAGAGCGTCACAATCGTAGAGCAGGCAGGAGCGGCTATTGAGGATGTGAGAAACCGCATCCTGGCCTATGACGAGAACGGCGATGTAATTTTAGCGGCAGACGGTACGTCTGTTCCGGCAGGTATTGCAATCATTGAGGCTGGAGTGAATGATATTTCCGGGGCGGAATCCGGAAAAGTGGCAGCAGGTGATGATGTTGACATCCAGATTAAGGATATCGGCTATGTGCTTGCAGGGGCAGCAATCACAAAAGGAGCCGAAGTCATGGCAAGCACGGGTTTGGCAATTCCGGCCACAGCCGGTAACTATGTTGTTGGCATCGCACTTTCCGCAGCAGCTAAGGATGACTACTGCAGGGTACAGATTGCCAGATACCAGAAGGCATCCGCAGCAGCGGCAGGAAAATAAGGAGGTAAAACAAGATGAAAAGAACAGCAGCGAGCATCCAGGCAGATATTGCTAAGGGAGTGTTCAGACCACATACAGCGTTATCCAATATGGCGCTGGCATATTTTCAGAGTGATGCGAACAGTTTTGCAAAGACAATGTTCCCGATTTGCCCGGTAACTTTGTCCTCTGACAATTACTACATTTTCGACAAAGAAGATTTGCTGAGGGATAACTGGCACAGAAAACCGGCATACGGCAAAGTTGATCCGGCTGTGCTTTCCGAGCATACAGAAACCTATGCCTGCCAGGTGGATCAGATGATTATGGGTATTGACCAGATCAGGCAGACAGACCTTACACGCAGAATGGGACCGAGGACAGCCGATCCGAAGCAGCAGCGCACAAAGACGATGGCGGGACAGGCAAATATCCATCAGGACCGAATTTTTGCAAACAAATACTTCAAGAGCGGTGTTTGGAAACAGGAGTTTTCCGGTGTTGACAGTACAACACCAACCGACAAGCAGTTTATTAAGTTCAGTAATGGCAACAGCGATCCGGTTGCTTTTGTAGACGAGAAGAAAACGGATATTCACGGGGAAACGGGCAGAATGCCTAACAGACTTGCTTTGGGTGTGAATGTGTTTAATGCACTGAAAAAGCACCCGGCAATTCTGGAAAGGGTAAAATACGGCGGTTCTACCGCTAATCCGGCATCCGTCACATTGAATGTGCTTGCACAGCTTTTTGAGGTTGACAGAGTAACAGTGCCGCTTTCCATTATGAATAAGGCAGAACTCGGACAGGCGGCAGATATGCAGTACATCGGCGATCCGAACGCTTTTCTGCTTGCCTATGCGACAGATACGCCGTCCATCGAAGAGCCTTCTGCCGGTTATATCTTTACATGGGATATGCTCGGCAACGGCAACATTTTCCCGGTACTGAATTATCTTGGCGAGTCTGGTACCCACTCTGAGTTTATTGAGGGCTTGATGGCTATGGATATGAAGAAAACGGCAGACGACCTTGCAATGTTCTTCAAGGATGCAGTGTAAGGAGGGGTTGCCATGAAGCTGATAGCGAAAAAGCCCTGCAGCTTTGGAGGCCGGCAGTTCTATATCGGTGATGAAATCCCGGCAGACCTTGTGGCGGACACCAAACAGCAGGAACAGTATGGAATAATAGCTGTTGTGAATACGGCAGGTGTACCAGGCGGCGAGTCTGGTGCAAAAGAGAAATTCCAGAACATATCCGGTTTAAGTTGGCCGGAGTCTCCGAATGACAATCCTTCCGCACAAGAGCAGTATGAGCAGGACATGGCTGAACTGCAGAAGTACCGGGAGTTGGGAGTCACGCCGGAGCAGGTACGGCAGATTGACGAGAATTATGCGGAGCTGGCAAAAGAGCTGGCACAAGTGAAAAAAGAATCCGTTAAAGGCATCGTTATCAATCTGAGAGGATGGGATTATTCCGAGACTGGAAAAGCGACAGATGTAACGGCAACGCCGAAGCAGATTCGTCATACATTCAGTATTCTCCAATGCACGGCAGAGGATGGCGCAAAGTATATTGCAGATATTACGGATGAAACCGTATTGCTGCTTATCTATGCGGCAGACAGCCGCAAAACGGTCAAAAATGCTGCCAAAGAGCAGAGAGATAAATTATCCTCCACCACAGAGGAAACAAACGAAGCCACAGGCGGTAACGCAACCACAGACACACATACAGAGGGGAGCTGATACATTATGGCGGATGGCACATACACTTATGAGCCTGCAAACATCAGGGAACCTGGCAAGGACCGCATGAGATTTGAACTTGGCGACACAATGGTGGAAGGCGGGCCGGACACATCGGCGCTTACAGACATAGAGATAGAGACAGCGATTGATCTGTACCCTGCGTCATGGAAACGTGCGAAACTCATGCTTCTGGAAAGCCTGTACCGGAGATTTTCATATGAACCCGACACGAAAACGGAAAAACTCTGGCTGTACCTGCATGACAGGGCAGAACTCTGGAGGAAAGACTATGAGGCTTTGAAGAAAGAACTGGAAGTGGAAACGTGTAGTGTGCCAAAGTTCGGTAATGGACCATGCAAGCCCCCGTATTTCCATACCGGGATGCAGCAGAATGAAAGGGCGTGGCACAGATGATAAATACAAGATTCATGTACCTGCGCCCCGGAAATCTTTTCAAAGATTTTGTGGTTGAAAGCAACAGGCAGGTCGTAACCAGTACAGGCAGGGTAGCAAATGAACATACAGGCGACGGTTCCGTAATCCTTAAAGGGTGTCTTGCGGCGGCATCCGACGAGGACAGGGAAAACCACAGCCAGAAGGACCATGTTGTGACGCATACCATTGTGCAGCCTGGAAAACCGAAAGCAAAACGCACGGATAAGCTGGTTCTGGGAAACCGCACATTTTACATCGTGGATGTGGACGATATGGATTCGCTCGGCATATCCACCGTTTATTATGCAGAGGAAAGAAGGGATGTGAAATGAGCGTTTTTACGGATGTACGTCCGGGAAGGACGGGAGCCGCAATCCAGGAGAAGATAGCCAGGAAAGTTGAGAGCGTCAACAGGCAGGCAGTAAGCAGGGGAACACAGGCGGTCAATGCCCTGAGAAACGCAGAGAAGGAAGTGCTGAAAGGGCAAAGAAGCGGCAGGGTTTACAAAAAGCCAGGCACATATGGGAAGTCGGCAACCAAGATAACCCGGGAATTGCGGGGAGAATATGGACATAAGCTGCGCGGCGGCCAGCTGTACCGGGCATCAGCTCCGGGAGAACCGCCTGCAAGACGCACCGGAAATCTGCGCCTGCACTGGAATGGAAAAGTAATAAAGGAAAGAACTTCCGGCGGAGGGCTTAATATAACGGCAGAGCTTGAAAGCCAGGAGCCTTATGCGGGTATTTTGGAACATGGTTCACGCAGGATGGCACCGAGACCGTTTGTAGAAAAAATCAAACAGAAGGCTATGCCGGAAATCAAGAAAATTTACGGCAAGCCATACAGAACATAGGAGGTGGTG